CTATTGACATTACATTTTACCGGCGGCTACCCAGGTAGTCAAACGGAGATGAAAGTTGGCGACACTTTTCAGATCACCGGAACAACAGATGTTCCTTGTGTTGCTGCAAGAGTCTTGGACTTCGGAGCCTGTGAAGCATCAGTACAAGGATTTCCGAGTGCTAATACTTTTGTCATTACTGCGACAATTGACACCACCGGCTACACGCCTGCGGCATTGGCGGCAAAAGTACAAGCTCGCAACGCAGCTGGAGCCTACGGTCCGGTAGCATTAACCACTTTGAATGGTGGCACAGTTGATGGCTTCAATACTGTGATCTGTAACGATACAGTTCCAACCTTTATTGATAGCGGTTACACCAACAGTGACAATCCGGGAGCGACTGCTTTCAAAGGCGTAGAAGAAGGTACACAAAGTACAGTCGTCGCCAATTACGACACTGTAGCTTATAGTTCTGCAACTGGTGATTTTACAATCACGGATCTAAATGCGTACACTGTGAACAAAATTATTACGTTGACAAATCCTGGGAACTATAACGACAGTGTTAATAATTTCAAAATCACAGTGAATCGAGCAGCAAACGATTCAACTGAAGTCTTTGAAAAGAACATTGAAGTTGCAGACACTGCACCAACGCTTACTGTAACGCAGCCAGATTCAAGTTTGCGTTCTGAGAATACTTACACAATTACAGTAACCTCAGATCAAAATCTAAATGGTCCTCCTGATCTTAATATCGCTGTTGGGGGCACTTGGCAAGGCGGAGCGTTCACAGGCAGTGATAAGATCTGGACAAGAAGCCTCTTAGTAGAGCATGATGATGCTCGCGGTACAACTGCATGGACTCAGGTGGCGCCAGCCGAGAACAACGCTAACATGAATGCTAGTGTCACTGGCGATAATGTCATTGGCGGTTTCCTTGAAATGCAGATCACTTTTGACCATGCCCCAGCTTGGAACCTTGAGCCACTTTCTAATTTGACTAGTGTAGTAGACGTTACAAACTTAGTTTGCAGAGATAATTCAGGGAAAGCCCTGGCGTATCAGGCTGGAATCGGCGATAATCCGTACACTTACACGATCACAGATGCCGGCGGGACGCCAAATGTTAATGGTAATTATCTCCGATGGACAGATCTTGATGCAGTCGGAGCAAATGTTACAGGCACGGCCTACCTCAAAATAGAAGAGACTTTGTGAGCGACTTTACAGAATTTGTACAAGACGAAATGGCTGAGAGGCCCTCTGTGGCAGCTATTGCAGCCACCGGTTCGATCTTGGTCAAAGCTAATAATCCATTTTCCAAAGACTATGGAGCCTTGGCCCAGGGAACCTCCGGCCAGGTTTTATTGTCCGCGGGTGCAGGTGCAGTGCCGGTTTGGTCGAGTGATTCAACTAATTGGGATACAGCTTACACTCATAGTCAGAATAATAGCCAAGCACATTCAGATTATCTAATCAACAATGGCAGTGATGAAACGTCAGGCACCTTGACGGCAGCTGCTTTTTTCACCACTGGCGATATTACGATCGACAGTGATAGTAGTCTATTAAAGTTAGGCGCTGAACAAGAGTATACAATTGGCTATGACGGAGACAATGCCGTTCATACGCTTACTACTGGAGATTTTATATTCATTGGTGATAAAGTTGGCGTCAACACTACCACACCTGAAGGGCTGTTAACTATTAGGCGTCTCGGGGACGGCTTGCCTACTATGGGTAGTGAATTAGTTACTAATGGTGATTTTGCAAGTGATTTATCTGGCTGGACAGTAACGGGTTCTGATTGGGTCTGGGACTCAGGAACAGTGCTACATAATATAGGTAATACAACGGCCCTTTATCAAGGAATATCCATTACTAATGGCACTAGATATCAAGTGGGGTTTGATTTTACGTCGCCAGCAGGCTCTGTCATTATTACTTTTGGTTCAATGATTGGTTCTTATTTTTTAAGTGGGAATCAGACTTATACGTTCGCTTTCAGAGCAACATCAACAGGTACGGCGAATCTTACTTTTACACCGACAAGTGCTTTTGATGGTACAATCAATAATATTACAGTAAAAGCAGTCACTTCACCCTCAGAGCAATTGATTTTAGTAGAAGACGTTGCAAGACTTAATATAATGGAATTTCGATCTTATACAAATAATATGGCAATAGGTGTAGGTTCTCTTGCATATAATACTACTGGTTATTTGAATATGGGACTAGGTATAAATGCGCTCCGTGATAATATAACTGGTTTTGGTAACACGGGTATTGGGGTTAGTGCGCTTTTAGAAAATTTGACTGGCCAATATAATACGGCTATTGGTTATCTTGCCCTTGAAAAAAATATTTACGGTGTCTACAATACTGCTGTAGGATTCGGTGCCGTCGCCGATAATACTACATCTAATTATTTGGTCGGTGTGGGTGCTGCGGCATTAGGTTTGGCTACTGGTGCTTATAACACAGGGGTTGGAGTATTTACCGCAATTGATATAACGTCCGGGACTAGAAATACAATAGTAGGATATTATTCAGGGCGTGGTATTACAACTGGTAGTGGCAATGTAATTCTTGGTGCCCAAATAGCTGGCTTAGCAGCAAATTTACAAAACACTGTTGTAATTGGCGCTGGAAACAATTTAGTGCGTTTGATTATAGACAGTAGTGGTCACGTACAAATACCTTATGACGGTCGAAAGCTCGAGTTCGGAGCCGCTCAAGATTATAGTATACAATGGAACAATAATTCTGCTTTTCATTACCTAACTGCGGGCTCTTTTTGGTTTTACGGAGGGCCGTTGATTGTTGGCGACACTACAGACTTCGTTGAATTTGAAGCCGACGGCATGATGGTAATGAATGGCACAGCGACTATATGGGATGATATTAGAGTCAATGCTTTATCTACAAAATTGCCAGCAATAGGCGCACCAAGTTTTACACAGTTTGCTGACGACGGTGCCGGAAGCACTGGTGTATTTACTTATATGTTCGATGATAGTAGTGAAGATCAAGTATTTTTCAATATTATAATCCCGCACGGTTATAAGTTAGGTTCTGATTTAGAGCCACACGTACATTGGTCACCGCAAACAACAAATGCCGGTCGAGTGGACTGGTTTCTTGAATACACAATCTCGAATCTTGATGGTACATTCGGTAACACTTCGACGGTTACAATGTCAGACACTGGTGATGGTACAATCAATAAGAGTCAAGTGACAGATGCTGCAATAATTGATGGAACATCATTAACTTTAGCCGCTTTACTAATATGTAGACTGTCTCGTAATGGCGGTGTTGGTACTGACACTTTAGTTGGTGACGCTGCATTCTTGGAGTTTGATATCCATTTCGAGCAAGACACAATCGGAAGTCGCGAGGATTTCACGAAATGAAACTAATAATCAACGACGTACCCGAAGACTGTAAAGATGAAGTCTTGCGTTTGGCTGCAGTTGCAATTGATCGGTACTACCGCAAACACCACGAAACAGTGGACGCAAAGACTCTTGTAGTGTCTGGTACGGCCAAGGATGATTTTCGTCTAGCGAATGGCCTAAAAAAGATGTATTATCCGGATATTGAACCTGACCCGACTTTCCCAGAGCTTGAGTAACCAATGGCAGCCTACGATACTTACTCTAACGCAGACACCTACTTTGCAACGAGGCTACATGTCTTAGCATGGACAGAGTCTAGTAATGCTGACAAAACCAAAGCGTTAACAGAGGCGTCGTACCGTATCGACAGACTCCGATTCAGTGGCGCAGTAGTCGTGGTTGGCCAAGACCTAGAGTTTCCTCGCTATTATGGCGACGAAGTCGAGGGCGATGAAGTTGTACCAGATGATATTAAAATCGCTTGTTATGAATGTGCGTTCGCTCTGCTTGATGGTGTCGATCCAGAACTTGAACTTGAGAACTTAGCCGTGTCGAGCCAAGGAATCTCTTCCGTGAGAAGTACTTATTCAAGGGGTGAGGCCCCAGAACATATTGCCGCAGGTATTCCAAGTGCTTACGCTTGGCGATTCTTAGCACGATACCTTTCTAGAGGTAAAACTGTCAGACTACACAGGGTGAATTGATTCGTCTGAACTTGCACAGACTTTAATTGCAAGGCACTTAAAAAGGAAACTACCATGTATCTGAGAACACTATCTTTCGTTTGTTTTGGTGATGATGACGCCGCTGCTGCTGCTGAAAAGGCCGCTGCTGAAAAAAAAGAAGCGTCTTTTACTCAAGAGGAAGTAAATACTTTCTTGGCTAAAGAGAAGCGAAAGACGCAGGACGCTCAGAAGCAATTAGCTTTGAAACTCCAGGAATATAAAAAGAGCGCTCAATTAAGCGGTGACGAAAAAGGCGATTTGGAAAAGCAAATAGAGGATCTGCAAAAGCAGTACATGACAGTCGAAGAGCGTGGTCGTCAAACTTCGGAAAAAGCTTCCAAGAAGCATAAGAAAGAACTTGACGATGCTTCTAGCGAGAGAGACACTTGGAAAACTCGTTACACACAATCAACAATTCAGGCTTCAATTGCACAGGCTGCTGTAACTAATAAGGCGATTGCTGTAGATCAGATCAGTGCTATGCTTCGTCCAGCAGCTAAATTAACCGAGAAATTAGACGAACAAGGTAAACCCACAGGTGTTTTTGAGCCTAGAGTTGATTTTCAAGACATGGATAAAGATGAAAAACCAATCATGCTTGATTTGTCTATTGATCAAGCTGTAAAAAGAATGTCAGAATTGTCGCAATACGGTAACCTCTTTCAAGGTAATAAGACTGGTGGACTTGGTGGTAGTGGCGGTACTAATTCGAATGCTGGTAAAATTGACATAGTGAAAATTGCTCATGAAGATCCTGCACGATACCGAGAATTACGTAAGAAGCAACCGGAACTTCTTGCGTCAATGTAATTCGGGAAACATATTCCGGGTTGTGATTTTGTAATCAACCCCTTGTAAAGGAAAACCATGGTTAAAAAGTTTCTGAAAAAGCTCAGTTTTGTCGCATTTGATAATGATTTTGATACCAATGAACGCGCTTGGAATCCTGAGATTTGGGCTGCCGAGACGTTGATGGTGATGGAAGAGAATATGGTGATGGGACGCTTGGTCCACACCGATTTCTCTAATGTGATTGCCTCTTTTGGTGACACGGTCAATACCCGGAAGCCTGGCACGTTCAAGGCCAAGCGTAAGGGTACGAATGATGATGTTGATATTCAAAGTGCAACCGCCGTAAAGGTGCCAGTTGTGTTGAATCAGCACGTCCATACGTCCTTTTTGATTCGTGACGGTGAAGAGAGTCGTTCCTTTGTTGATCTTGTCAATGAGTACCTGCACCCAGCCGCTAAATCTCTGGCTGAGCATATTGACCGTATTCTTTTGGGTCAAGTGTACCAGTTCTTGGATAACCAGGTTGAGATTGATCCTGATGATACTTCTAGTGATATTAAGGATGCGATCCTTGATGTTCGTGAAGTAATGAATGTCAAGAAGGTTCCAATGGATGGTCGTAACCTGATTTTGACGCCGGCGACTGAGACGGAAGCTCTGAAGTTGGACCTGTTCCTTTCGGCTGAGCGAGTTGGTGATGAAGGTACTGCTCTGCGAAAAGCCTCACTTGGTGAGAAACTCGGCTTCCAGACGTTCATGAGTCAGAATGCATCTGGTTATAAGACTGACGGTGGTAGTACTCTTGGTACGACGAATGCTGCTGGTAGTACGGACGGTATCCATGCTGCTGGTTCCACTGTCATTACGTTGACTACTAGCTCTGCTGCAATTCTGGCTGGTATGTACATTACTTTTACCACGGTTCCTGGTGTGTACCGTGTCACTGCTGGCGGTGCTGCAACGGAGATTACGATTGATCGTGGACTCGAAGCGGCTTGTCCTGATGATAGTTTCGTCAGGTACTTTACGAATGGTGCTGTTGATCTTGCTGGTCACGCTGGCGTCTCTACGTACCCGATTGGCTATGACAAGTCGATCAACATCGCTGCTAGTGGTGTTGTTCCTCAACTCGGTCAACTTGTCGGTTTTGGTGATTCTGATAGTGATCCTGTGCGTTCGGGTGAATACTGCATCATTGATGTTGACGACGGTAGTGGTACGGGCGATTACTACATCTTGCTTGATCGTCCTTTGGACGCAGCTCTCGAAGATACTGACGTGGTTAACTACGGACCAGCGTTCCAGTATAACTTCGCGTTTGATCGTGCCGCTCTAGCATTAGTCACTCGACCGTTGGCTCTTCCGCGTTCTGGCACTGGTGCAATCTCTGGTGTGTCGTCTTTTAATGATTTGTCCATGCGTGTCACAATTACGTACCAAGGTGTCGCACAGGGTCATCTTGTGACACTTGATATGCTTTGTGGTGTGAAGGTGCTCGACGAAGATCGTGGGGCAGTTTTGCTCCGTAGTCGAGTCTCAACCTGATTTTGAAATCGGACAAGGTGTCACGGAGGACACCTATTCGGTTAAGGAGAAGTCATGGATTTAGAATCTCTTAGTAAGACGGTTGAGTACATGAAAAATAAGGTCGATATGATTGTTTCGGCAATTGTTGGTGATCCAACTGATGAGTCCAAGCCGGGACTTTTAATTCGCTTGGACCGCATAGAGCGTTTTAACGCTGCTCTAAAATGGGTGTTAGCTTTGTTTGGTAGCGCATTTGCAATGATTATTGCGGCACTTGTAATCAAATGGGTTTAAGGATAAGTTGATGCAACCACGTCGAAAAGAAACGCGATTGATTCGAAGAGTTTTCTATAGACTCAAACGAGACTATGGTTTTCCGATTAGGCTCTATAAAATCATCGACGTTACTTTAGACCTCGAAGCGGGAACAAAGACGCGTAGAGTAAGATGCAAAAGCATTCTTCGTGCAGTCTTTGTTACCGCTAGGTTGTTTCGGTCTTTTGTCTATGACTTGTCTTATATTGCTGTAAATAAGAATTTTGTGTCCGGTGGATTTTTTGACGCAAATGATAGGGTTATTCTTATTGACTGGCAAGATACCCGTGATTTTGTAGTTGAATTAGATGATTATATTATCTACGACGACAAACATTATTTAGTTACTGGTGTGAGAGTATTTGAAAATGACGCGGGTTACCTTGTGAAAGTACGAGGTGTCACTGGTGCAGAAGTTATAGATCCTTGCGCATTTGAAATGAGTAATGCTATTGAAATCACTCAAACAGTCATTGCGGATGCAATACCATGAGTAACACTAATTGGCCTCGTTGGATCTATGCTTCTACGTCAAAATATTTTCAAGAGATCGCTGATGCTTACCCTATTCTTATGTATATCGAAGGCGTGGAACGAGACACTAAGAACGAATCAAAATGGCTTGAATTTAGGATGGACGGCCCGCAAACCAGAGAAATCAGTAAAAATTACTTCCGTCTTGACGTCGAAATCAATATTCTTTGGTCTGTACATTTAGACTCAACAGACTTTCACGAACAACAAAGAATATCGGGAATGTTAATAGAAGCTATGACCGATATCTGTGTGTACAAATACGGTAATGGTGTTGTCGACGATGATAGTTTGCTCGGTACTTTGATACTACAGCAAGACCCGAATAACCCTGTTCGCGATAACAACTTTGGCCAGGTGCGATCAGACACTCAATTAGTTCAAGGGAGTGTCGAGGGTACGTACCGTATGTACTTATCGGAGTAAATCATGCCACGATTCTCGAAGAAAAGAATAAGAGAATTAGAAGCGCTTGAAATTGAAGAAACAAAACATTGCACTATTTGTCAGCAAGTTAAGCCTTTATGAATTTGATTTTGACGCTAAAGGTCGAAAAATGGCGGCATCATTCTGCTTAAAATGTAAAAGAGCGCGATTTTATAAGCGTAAATATGATATTACAATCAGTGAATACGAAGAGTTATTAGCTCAACAAAACAACAAATGTGCGATCTGTGGAACGATTAATCCAGGTAATTCGAATAACGCTTTTTGTGTTGATCATGATCATAAGAGAAAGAGAGGCTCTGTGCGGGGTCTTTTGTGTAACAGATGTAATCGTGGGATGGGAATGTTCGACGATAACCCAGAGCGATTAGTCGCGGCTGCGGCGTACCTGTTGAGGGCTAAAAAGTAACAACTTCCTTAAGGAGAAAACGTTATGCGTTTTTTGAAAGCGAAAACTAGATTTGCCTGTTACGCTCCCATAGATCTCAAGCAAGCTGACTTTTACGTGCGTGATGGTTGGGGCGGACAGTCTGGCGTCAGTTCTGTGACTAACACTAATGAAGAGCCAGCAGATGAAACTGTAGTCGCTCTCACAGGCTGCAACCTTGTTGTTCCGGTTGGAATGTCAGTCCATTTTGGTAATGATAGTACCGATACGGAGTACATTGTTGCATCGAGAACTACTAGCGGTGGTACTAATGCCATCTGGACGATCTTCTTGGATACGGCATCGTCTGGTGATTATACAATCACTATGGGCGGCCAAACGACTAATACTATTGACTACGCTGCATCTATTGCAACAGTTGAGCTTGAGCTCCAAGCTCTAGACGCAATTGGTTTTGGTGATGTAACTGTTACAAAGCCAGGTGCTGATTACATCCTCACTTTTGTTGGCGACATGGCCAACCAGCCTGTTACTGGTCTTACTTGGACTCCCAATTTGACTGCTGGACCTGCTGCAACCTTTACTAATACGACGCCTGGTGTAGCTTCTACTAACACGACAACAATTACTCTGAC